AGAATTTTTGTATTTACTATCTGGGTCGAATTTAGCTTTGTAATCTTCATTATGTCTTTTTTTTACATCCGCAATAAAAAAGTTATAATGTAACAAAATAGGGGTGATGAAATGAAACCAAAACAGCCGTTAGCGCTGGCAATATTGAAGGGTGCAGACAAGAAAGACCCTCAAAGATATCGGGATCCCACTGCTCAGAGTGATGAGCCTTTGGGTGATCATCCTGGATTATCTGGCCACGCACTGAAAGCATGGCGCGATCTTGAGAAAAATTCTATTCCCGGAGTTCTTACTGGTGCAGATAGATTTATGATGGAAATTGCCGCTACTCTGCTAGGCGAGTTCCGCGATGATCCATCTGAATTTGCCGTAGGCAAGTATGGGCAGCTAATATCCTGTCTTGCCCGTCTTGGTTTAAGTCCGGCTGACCGCCAGAAAGTTAGAGCGCCTGAAAAGCCAAAATCGAATGACGGATTTAACCAGTTCTCTTAAGGGTTACCCTTACTCTCAACGGGCAGTCGATTACTGCCAAAAAGTTGTATCTGGCGAAATCCCGAACTGTGAATATGTAATCCTTTCCTGTCAGTATTTTCTTGATCTATTCTCTAATGACGAAGGTTGGTTTCTTGATCCCGAAAAGGTCGAGCGTGTCTGCTTGTTTATTGAAATGCTACCCCACGTAAAGGGTAAGTGGGCGGCAAAGAAGCAGTATATAAAATTGCAGGATTGGCAGATATTCATCCTCGCCGGGATTTTTGGTTGGGTCGATAAGGATGGCCTGAGAAAGCATAAATACATCTATCTTAAAATTCCCCGCAAAAACGGCAAATCTATTTTAGCAGCGGCCATCGCTTTATACATGTTTGTTGCTGATGGTGAGTTTGGTTCAGAGGTTTACTCTGGAGCGACTTCTGAGAAGCAGGCGTGGGAGGTTTTCAGACCGGCCAAGCTTATGGCTGAGCGCGCGGATGGATTCGCGGAAAACTTCTGTATTGATATTAACGCCAAAAGCATTATAAGAATGGAGGACTTCTCTAAGCTTGAGCCCATTATTGGAAATCCCGGCGACGGGTCAAGCCCATCTTGCGCGATTCACGATGAGTACCACGAGCACGCAGACTCAGACCAGATTGACACGATGCGCACGGGAATGGGTGCGCGCGAACAGCCCATCCAGCTAATTATTACCACAGCAGGCTCAAATTTGGCGGGCCCCTGCTTCGAGGAGGAAAGGTCAGCACAGAAATCGTTAACAAGTAATGACATGGGTAATGTCTTTGCGGTCATGTACGGGATAGATACGGATGATATCTGGTCGGATCCCGAAATGCTCAAAAAAGCCAACCCAAATTACGGGGTTTCCGTGTCTGATAAGTTCCTTCTCGAGGAGCTAAAAGAGGCAACCAAGCGTGCGTCAAAACAAAACGCATTTAGGACAAAACATCTTAATCAATGGGTTGGCGCCAAGTCGGCATGGATGAACATTCTGGCGTGGATGGCAAACAAAAGCACCAGAAAGTTTGATGAGTTCAGGGACGCTCCCTGTCATGGCTCTGTTGATCTCGCGTCAAGAAAGGATGTTGCGTGTGTATGTTTGCTATGGCGCAATAATAACGAGTACTATACAAAGCAGTGGTTTTTCATACCAGAATCAGCTCTTGAGGAAAATGACAAGTATCTTGAGCTTAAAGATGAAATTATTATTACTTCTGGAAATAAGACCGATCAGGAATTTATTGAAGAAAAGATAAAGGAACTGCAAAAGCAATACGATGTTCGCTCGTGGGCCTTTGATGATTATCAGGGAGATTACATTATGACTCGACTTGAGGCGGAGGGCTTTGAGGTTGTTAATTACGGGCAAACAGTCAGGAACATGTCGGCACCAATGAAGGAAGTTGAGGCGCAAGTTCTGGATAAAACCCTGTATAATGACGGGAATGAGGTTATGAACTGGATGCTTGGTAATGTGGTATTTAGTAAGGATGCGAAGGATAACATATTCCCCCGGAAAGAGAATGATAATGATCCGCGCTGCAAAATTGACGGTCCTGTATCTTTGATTATGGCAATGGGGCGATGGCTCCAGGATGAAGATGGCGGCAATTTTGACGACTTCTTAAATAACACGGTTAAAATATGAGTTTTATATCTACGATATTAAGAAGTTTCAGTAAGGGGCCGCTAAGCAATCCTGATAGAGGATACCAGGTTGGGTCGACGGAGAAAATATCCACAACCAGCGGAACAAGCGTAAATGATGAGCGATCGTTAAAAATAAGTGCTGTTTGGTCTTGTGTTCAGCTTATTTCTAATTCTGTTGCAAGCCTCCCGCTCGATTTATTTGAAAAAACGAAAGATGGCAGAAAAGAGCTGTCAAAACGTCATCATTTGGTGGAAATACTACAAAAAAAACCTAATCCTTTGATGAAACCAAGGGATTTTCGGCTGGCGATGACTGTGCAAATGGCCCTTTGGCATAATGCATACGCTGAGATAGTTTATTCTGGAGAGCGCCCAGTTGCTCTTATGCCGCTTAAACCCGGAAGAATGACGCCATTTATTACTGATGACGGGGATCTAACCTATCATTACTCGACCGAAAAAGGCGTAAAAATATACGCAAAAAAATCAATTTTACACTTAAAAGGGTTTGGAACTGATGGCGTTATAGGGGCAGAGCGAAACAACTATGCAAGAGAGACATACGGACTAACAGTTTCCGCTGAAAACTTCGCTGCGGTTCAGTTTGCTAATGGCGGTCGCCCGGGTGGAGTCATTGAGGTTGATAAATTCCTCACTTCTGATCAGAGAAAGCAGATGAAGGCTATATATGAAGGGATTTCAGAGGGCTCAATAAACAAAAATTCGTTATGGGTTTTAGAGGGTGGGCTTAAGTATAATTCTCTAGACTTTACTGCTGACCAGATGCAGATGCTGTCAACTCGAATGATGCAGCTTAGCGAGGTTGCGAGATTCTTTGGGGTGCCAGAGGTAATGATAGGCGCGGGATCAAATACCAGCAGCGCATGGCCAGCAAGCTTCGAGCAGCAAATACTTTACTTTCTTAATTTCACTATTCAGTCATATCTTGATGAGTGGGAGTGCGCGCTACATGACGCGATGGTGATGCCGTCAGAGAAAAGTAGTATTATAATAGACCATGACATATCTGGATTCATAAAAATGGACTCAGGTAGCAAGGCGCGCTACTTATCAACGCTTGTTCAGAACGGGTTATTCACTCGAAACGAGGCAAGGCGTACGCTAAAAATGCCGGAGGTTGAGGGTGGTGATGAGCTTACTGTCCAGACTAATTTATCAAATATAGAAGACCTCGAAAAGATTAACGAGCAAGCCACACAAACCCCAATGCCTCAAGAGGTGAGACAATGAATGAATTAAAATCAGTAAGTAAGAGCGATACCGAGCTTCGCGTTGCTAACTACATGATTTTGTTCGGCGGAAAAGATTTAGCTGGCGAGTTCTTCACCAGAGAGACGGAATTTAAGAGCGCATACACTAACGCTGGAGTTCTTCATGTTGACTTTGAGCATGGTCTTGACCCAGATAGAGTGGGCATGAAGGCTCATGACGTGCTTGGATATGTTGATTGGAGTACCGCCAAGATAGATGAAACGGGGATATTTGTTGAGCGGGTTCTAAGCAGACAAGCTAGATATATGAGCAGCATTGAGACGCTAATCGAGGCCAAAAGCCTTGGTACATCCTCTCAGTGTACACCCAGGGCGTCAGAGCGCAAGTCAAGCGGTGAGATTACCCGATGGCCGCTCATGCGCGACAGCTTAACATTTACACCGTGCGAGCCCAGAATGCTGGGTGATAACGTTGTTGAGAGCGTGAATGAATTGAAATCATTCTTCCCGGATAGTAAATCATTAACACTTAGTCCTCGGCCAAATTTCGAGGAGTTGAAAACAGTTAGAGACCTGGAGCGCCTGCTACGCGATGAGTTTGGCTGCTCTAACTCGGTGGCCTGTAATTTTCTGAGCCACGCTAAGCGCATTCTGTCAGGGGATCTGACAAAGCACGAACAGCAAATCGGAGAGTTAAAAAACAGACTCGCCCAGAAAGAGGTTGAGTCATTTTTAAACACTTTGAGTAAGGTAAAAATCCCATGACTACTGAAAATGAAATCTTAGACCAGAAACAATCGATTGTTGATATGAAGGCTGTTGAGGCCCTTATTGTCAGTAAGTTCGATGAAATCAGCGCAAGCTATGACAAGCTAAACACAGAGGTTAAATCGGTTGGTGAGGCTAGCGTAGGAACTGCGGCTGAAATCAAAAAACACAAAGAAGATTACGATGCTTTATTTGACCGCCTTCAAACCTTGGAGCAAAAAGGTGCAGCGGTATCTGTGTCGGATAGCCCCATAGATGTTGGATCTGATTTTATCGCGTCTGAGGCATTCAAGAGTATTAAAGCTGGTAGCGCAGGTCGCGGACGAATGGAAATGAAAACCGCCATCATAAATGCCACCGGCCAAAATCAACCACTTGTCCCCTCTGACAGACTGGCGGGCATTTATCACACACCAAATAGAATGCTTACCATTCGTGATGTGCTGCCGTCCAGTACGACTAGTTCAAACCTGGTTGAATTTACGCGCGAAGCTTCGTTTACTAATAATGCCGGGCCAACTGTATCAGGGTCGCCAGAAGCTTACGAAAATGTGACCAAGCCTGAGTCAGCAATCACTTTTAGCCTGGTAAGCGAGCCCGTAATTACGTTGGCGCATTTTATCCCTGCTTCCAAGCAAGTGCTTGATGATTCTGCGAGTTTGCAGTCTCATATTAACGGCCGCTTGATGTACGGGTTGAAACTTAAGGAGGAAACCCAGCTTTTGAGCGGTACGGGATCAAACCACCAGCTTAACGGCTTGATTACTCAGGCCACCGCTTACGTGAATTCATCCTCGCCAAACTACACGAATGAGATCGATATTATTCGTGACGCCATCCGGCAGGCGCATGTGGCAGAGTACAGCCCAAACTTTATTGTGCTGAACCCGCTGGATTGGTTCTCTATTGAGATCCGAAAAGTTGGTACGTCTGATGACCGGTATGTTGTTGGTAACCCAGGCCAAGGGATGATGTCTCCAAACCTTTGGGGTCTGCCAGTTGTTGTAACAAACTCGATATCAGCAGGCACTTTCTTGATGGGCTCTTCTATGGGTGCGGAAATTAAAGACCGCGAGCAATCTGCTGTTGAAATGTCCCTGGAAGACAGCACCAACTTCCAGAAAAACATGGTGACCATACGAGCCGAAGAGCGTTTGACTTTGCTGGTATATCGCACCGAAGCTTTTTTAACTGGTTCGCTTTAATCTATAAGGGGCTTAGGCCCCTTCTCTTTTGGAGAATTTATGCAAATAAGAGTCTTGAGTTCTACGCTTGTTGATGGCGTATGGCACGAGCCAGGCGTTGGGAACTATGACCCAAAATTAGCCAACTACCTAATAAGAATTGGGGTTGCTGCCTCACTTGAGGTTAAGGCTGAGGAGCTGAAAAAAAAAGCAGAGACGAAACCTGGTTCATCCTCGCAAGCGGCCCAAGCCTCACAGAAGAAGACGCGAGGACGGCGCAAAAATACAACTGCATCGCAATAAACACTTGTTATCAAATCGCACCTAAAGCCAGTGTTTTATATGCCTGCGACCAGCTTTGGTGGGGTGCTCATTACGATGACGTCAAAAAAGTGTTCAAGGGTGATCTCTGGACGCAAAACACGGTCTGGACAGAAGACCCCAAAGAGAAAGGAATTAATGTCGCCGAATCCTTCCCCGGTAACGGGTTTATAACCGAGCCATTCAAGATAAAACAGGGCGCAAACTCAGGCTATCAAGCAATAAACCTTGCGTACCACTTCGGCGCAAAAAGGGTTATCTTGCTTGGATATGACATGTCAAACAATGGCCGCTGGCACTCGCCACACCCCAGCCCGTGCGGAAACCACAACACGCACAATAACTTCGCTACAAACTTTAATCAGATGCGTCCACCAATCGAGGTTATAAATTGCTCCAGATACACAGAGCTAACAGCCTTTCCTACCATGAAACTGGAAGACTTATTACAAAATATTATTTAGATTTATATGTGCATGATGTACAATGAGTACACGTAAGTAATATAGAGAAATTTGAAGTCATGAAGAGACCAAAGATAAGCTCGGAGCTTGAAAAGACTTTACAGGGCTATGCAAACAGAAACTTTGACGGAAATGTCACAAAAGCGGTCAACTGCCTTGTTAAGCTCGGAATAAGGTATGAAAGGGCTATATCAAGCTTGGTGCGAGCAGAAAGAGACTTAATATTCGGAACCGGGATGAAATCCCCTAAAGGGTTTATCGATTATGCTGGAGGTGAAGATGGGACTACCACTTAAGTTTGTTGAGGAAAATACACATTACGCCGATCAGTGCTCTATTTTCGGAATAGAAATAACTCAATTAAGTCGTGATGAGCTTATAGCTTCCTTAGCATTCTCGATAAAATCAAATAGTGACTCAGAAGCAAGAAGAATTAAAGAATCTTCATTTATTTCTGAGCTGAGGGAGTTGGGATGAAGGTTAGCTTAATGTTATTGTTATTGCTGCTCTTTCTTTGTGCGTGCTCGCCAGATGATCCTGAATGGTTATTCGATGTTGAAATGTGCGAGCTAGAAGGCGGGCTTGCAACAGTAGAGCAATTCGCGGCTTACACCGAGGTTACGTGTGATTACCCAGAGCCTGAAAAAGTCCCGGTTTGTTACGCGATATGCAAGCCCGGCGGAAATTGCCCTGTAATAGATTGCGCCTATGACTAACGCAATAATACTCGGCACTGGTCCAAGCTTGGCAAAGCAAAAGCCGGAGATTGAGCGACTGCAAAAGAAGGGTTTTAAGTTATTTGGTGTTAATAACACTTATATGGATTTTGATCTGGATGTATGGATTGCGTGCGATCAAAAGTGGCATGAAATATACAGCCCGGTTAAGGGTGATTTTGATAAATGGCATTGGGATAAGCAAATATGCGAGAGGTACGGCTATGAGCACATTGAAGGAAGGTGGGGGGATGGCCCAAACAAATGCGCAGGACTTAGCAAAGACAGAAACTGGATTGCATACGGCCACTCCAGCGCTTACCAAGCAATTGGACTTGCTTCAAGCATCTATGAATCGTCTTCGATTATCCTTTGTGGATACGACATGTGCTATACGGAAATGCACCGACATTATTTCAAGGGATTATCAAAAAATAGGGGAGAGTACCCAGAAGGGATTATAAAAAACTCAAGCTTTGACGGCCTTATCAAATGCTATGAAACAATAGCCATGCAAATGTATGAAGACTACCCAAATAGTGATGAGAAAAGAGACGGGTTTCCGTGTATATATAACGCAACCGAGGGCAGCGCGTTAACCTGCTTCCCTTTTGTTAGTTTGGAGGATTTGTAATGGAGGTTTTTGTAGCGTTTGATATGGAGAAAGAAGCAATTGAAGCAAATAAAAAATCCATTTAATTCGCATTCGCGCGATTGAGGTTCTGACAATGAAAGAAATGTGGCCCCTGTCTAATATAGATGACTATGAGGTATACGTAGATTCTGATTTATGGGAATCCGTAAAAAGCGGAAACGAAAGCTCAAAAAGTAAGATGAGAGACTATTGTGATGGGCTTACGTTGTATTTTCATATTTACCGCCCTAGCAAAAATCAAATCAATGTATCTATTGACGAGTTAATAAAATACGAAATCATAAATTCAATAAAAATATTTAAGGATGTAAGATGAAAGAGATACCAGGCCATTTCCCTTGGTACCCAAATGATCATTGGTGGTGGCCCGATGGTGATAAAAAGCTAATCCAGGTTTTAGATTGGGCTAACGACATTGATTATTTTATGAAGTTTATTCGTAAGCCTCGGGTTTGTATTCAGGCGGGCGGAGCAACTGGCGTTTGGGCTTATCGGTTTTCGCAGCTATTTAAGCGCGTATATACATTCGAACCCCAAAGAGACAATTACTTATGCCTGACTCTAAACACGCAAGATATTGAAAATATAATACCTTGTTACGCCCCGCTTTCGGACAAAAAAGAGAAGTACTCAGTACATAATGATATTCACGAGCGCGAAAATTATGGCGCTGGGTATTGCGTCGAAGATCAAGGCGGGCTGAATTCTGTTCTTATTGACGATATAAATCTAGATTATTGCGACCTCATCCAGCTTGACGTGGAGGGTTTTGAGTTGAACGCTCTAAAAGGTGCGGCCAACACTATAGATAAGTTCTCGCCGGTTATCGTTTTGGAGGAGAAGCCGCTTAACCATGTTTCTGGCGACTATCAAGCGCCAAGAAAGTGGCTGGAGGCATTTGGCTATAAGCAGGTTGGCGCAATACATCGCGACGTGGTTTTTAAGCGTGATTAACGTTTGGTGTGTATGTGTTGGCGATAAATACGACTTTTCACGTGTACGCGCACTAGAAAGGATGGTTGAAAAGAATATCAGGAGGGGTTTTGATTTTAGATGTGTTTCCAGGTCAGATTTTCCCGGTTGGTGGGCAAAGCTTGAATGCCACAGGCAAGCCGAGCCAGAAACTGTAAATATTTATTTTGATCTTGATGTAATTATCACCGGAGATCTAACCGCATTAATCGAATATTATGGTAATTCGTGGCTTGCGATGCCCAAGAATTGGGGGCTATCTGGTCATGGAGGCTTTCAGTCTTCAGTTCAAATATGGGGAGGTGAGACACAGAAAATATACAATGATTTTGATCCGTCCAAAGTTGGCGAGCCTGACGGGCCGGAAAATTGCAGAAATCATGGGTGGTATTCCGATGAGGGAGTAAAGCATTGGGGTGATCAGGAATTAATAACTCATAGATATAAAGATAAAATAACTGAAATTGAGCCGGGCCAAGTTGTCAGTTATAAATATCATTGCCGCGATTCGCTACCAAAAGACGCAAAAGTGGTGTGCTTTCACGGGAAGCCTGACTACTGGGAGGTCAATCACGAATGGATAACCGAAGCGTTACGCTAAAAACAAGCGATTTATCGAACCAAAGAATATATAGATCCTTTCTGGAAGAGGGTTTCAGGCGATTAGGTTACAATATAACAAATAACGGGAATATTAATGTTTGCATTGGTCCTCACCACGCAATGAGGCAATGCGAAGGAACCGATACCATCTATATTGACCGCTGCTTGTGGGGTGATGATATTGAGTATGTCACGGTCGGCTGGCTAAAAAATGGAGCCATAGACTATCCTTTTGGTTGCGATAACAAAAGACCAAAGCCAAAGATTAAGCCCTGGAAGACTGGCGATATTAAGAAAGTTTTATTCTTGCTTGATTACGGCCCATACCCTGAGACATATTTACTAGCCAAAGAGATATACGAAACCGTAGATATTAGGCCCCACCCAGCTACAGGAAAAAAACTCCCCCCACTTAATGATCAATTGCAGGAATATGATCTCGCAATAGGCTATAGAACATCTGCTTTATTTACGGCTGTTTGTGAGGGCTTGCCGGTTATATCGCTTGACAGTCGAAGTTCAGTGTATAATGTTGCAGGGCATGACCTATCGGAAATAGTAAGGCCAGATAGAACGCAGTGGCTAAATAATATGAGTTATGCGCAATGGTCAGGCCAAGAGATTCGTAGCGGAGAAGCGTTAAAATATGCCATTGATTACAGAGCCAGAGCAAGAGCCGGTAACCCTCCAGGAAGCCAAGCGCCATTGCAATATAGAGCATGATGACTGGGACGCCAAAATAGAGTCATTTATTAAGGCAGCCCGGCGACATATTGAACAGCTTACCCAGACATCACTAGTTAGGCAGAAGAGGCGAATATACCTTGATCGTTTTTGTCAGTCTCACCTACCATTTGGGCCAGTAAGCAGTATCGAGTCTGTTACCTATATCGATATTGATGGCGCATCACAAACCTTGGCGACATCCGTCTATGAGCTTGACCCCACATATGACACGATAAAACTTAGCTACGGGCAAACATGGCCCGGAACTCGATATCAGGACAACGCGGTTTATATTGATTATTGGGTTGGATATTTTGATGATGCCTCGCCAACAACGTCAATTAACTTGCGCGACAAAGTCCCGCAGGATTTAAAGGTAGCAATAAGTATGTATGTGTCTGACATGCTTGAAAATGTTGGGGTAACGTCAGATATCCAGATGTATGAAAACAAAGCATTTAGCATGCTTGTGAATCCATACAAGGTATACGTTAAATGAGACCGGGAAGGCTTAAAGATAGGGTTATGATTCAAACCGCCACTTATTCCGAAGGGGAATATGAAGATTTAGAGACTTGGGGAGATCATAAAAGCCGAGCTTGCGATATAAGGCCGGTGAGAGCGATAGATTATTATCAGGGTGCTGGAGACAATATCGACGGAGTTTATGAAATTCGCTTTCGTTACGAGCGCGGATTATTCACCGAAAAAGTCAGGCTTATTGACCGGAGAGTAAGCCCAAACAGAATATTTGAAGATATAGTAATTGTCGATCAAGGAAACCGTCACCTTGAGCTTGTTATAACCGCAACCCACAGGAAATACCCGGCGCGATGAATGATATAGCTGATACCTTAAAGATATTAAAAGGTATGCAGAATGCCGCACAATTAAGGGTTATGCGGTCAGCTTTGAACGCATCTATGGTGCCAGCAGTTAAGGCGCTTAGGGCTGCTGCGCCAAAAGGCACAGAGCCTCACAGGTCATACATGGGGCGGACACTTCCACCTGGGTATCTATCAAGATCAATAGTTAAATCGACCAGGTTGGCTAGGGATAAATCCAGAGTTTTTGGTAATGTCAGACTTAGAAGTGAAGCGTTTTATGGCTCATTTATAGAGCATGGGTGGCGACCAGGCAAAAGAAACAGCAAGGTTAAAAACGCATCAAGGCAAGGGTCTTTAAGCTCTAGCAGACTAAAACAGCTTGGCGACAAGCGGGTAAAAGTGGCCGGGCGCCCCTGGTTTAATCCAACTGTTGCGCGGCAATCAGAAGAAGCAGCTAACGCCTTTTTTACCAAGATGCAAAAGCGAATCCTGGCGGAGTTTCTCAAGTGATAATGTCTGCGATTGTAAAGCTCCTGAGAACCATACACCCGAGAGTGTACGAAAACGTAACGCCAAAGCACACGACGTTACCGGCGGTTACAGTTGATCTTGAGGGATCATTTAGAAATCGTCACTACGGCTCATCAAATATTCAGACCGGCTTAATTGAGACTGACGTTGAGATTAGCGTGTGGGACATGACAGCAAATAGCGTTTATACTATCGCAGAGAGTATTATAGCTGGCATAGAGAACTTTAGCGGCCCCCTTGTTGATGGGGGAGGCACAACGCATAGAGTTGCAGGAATTGAGATTACCGGAGAGACATCTGATTTTGATGGTAGGACTGAGCAGCATACTTACTCAATATTTTTAACGATTAAACATACTTTAGGCTAATGAAATGACTACAAATGCATATCTTTCCAATATTAAGGTTGAACTCGTTGGCACTGATTCCCCTATTACTTACTCAGAGCTTGAGGAAGTTATGGGCGGGGTTCAGGTTGGAGAGTCGGCCCCCCTTGTTGATGTAACACACCTTCAGTCTACTAGCCGTGAATATATCTCAGGACTGGCAGATGGTGACGAGTTCTCACTTGAGTGCAACATGAGTCCTAACTCACCCTCCATTCAACAGCAGTTTATTGCTCTCAAGGGTTCTACTCGATCTCTTCGCGTCACATCCACCGACTTAAGCACATCACCAAACACATCAAGAACCTACACTTTTTCATCTGTATTTTTGGGGTGGTCTTTACAGCCAGCGGTGGGCGAGCAAGATAAAATCACATTTAACTTTAAAATATCAGGCGGAATTACGAGAGCGTAAATGAAAGCAAGCAAATTATTTGAGGCTGCACCAAGAAAGTCTAGCGAATTTGATGTTAATGGCGTTAAGGCCACGCTCATCGAGCCATCTCTTAAAGATCGGGTTGATTGGTCTGAGATCGCAGAAAGAAAGGGTAAGGATTCAGAGTATATTTATGGGTTTCTATTGTCTAGGTGTTGCTTTGAGTTTAAGGGTGTTGACATACAAGAGATTATTGAAAAGCTGGACCCAGAAGTTCTAATGAGTATGGGGACAGCTATTTTGGAGTTGGTTGAGAAAAAAAAAGGCTAAGTGATGATGATTTATTTCTTCACAGGCTTGCCCTGGCTTGTGGGGAGTGGGATGTAAGGAGCCTTGCCCAAAACATGCCAGCCTCTGTATTCGATCAATGGAGGGCTTACTATCAGGCTGAGCCTTTCGGCCAGCCTTGGGAGAATTGGTTGATGGCTGTACCCGCTCACATACTTGCAACAGTTCACTCGAAAAAAGGCGCGTCCCCAAAAATGAAAGACTTCTTCTACGAAGATCCGGCAGTCAAAAAGGAGCGGCAAACAAAGCAATTTTTCCACTTCCTTGAAACATATGAGCCTAAGAGAAAACACTAATGGCTGATAAATCCCAGCGGCTTATCTGGCGCCTGGAGGCTGACAATGGCAAGCTAATAAAAAAGCTTGCGGAATCCGAACGCAGATTCCAAAGCGCAGGCAAAAATATTGGCGGGTCAGTCGGCACTATAAACACAAGCCTAAGCAGAGCCTCAACTGGAGCCGCGAACTTTGGCAAAGCTGCAAACGATGCGCGCGGCGCGATGTCGGGCGTTGGCCGAAGGGCTGGACAGCTAGGCACGCAATTTAGCCAGCTAACTGGCCAGATTCAGGGCGGGCAAAATGCCATGCTTGCCATATCTCAGCAGGCGCAAGATATAGGCTTTGTCCTTGGCCCTACAGGTGCGCTTGTTGGCGCTATTATCAGTATCGGCGCCGCTCTTTCTATGTCGCTAGTGTCTGGGCTCTTTGAATCCACTGACGCGCTAAAAAAGCTTGATATTGCCTTTGAAGGCGTCAACGCGATAATCAAAGAGACCAAAGGTAATCTGGTAATTATTACCGATGAGTTTTCTGATCTATCCAAATCTGCCAACCAATTAAGTCAAGCTAAAATAAAAATAGCTCTCTCCGAGATTAACGACGCGCTCTCGGCATCAAAAGCAGAGGCAGTTGGTCTGGCTAAGGCGCTTAGCCCGTCTGAGTTAGGCGGTCTATTTACCAAAACGTGGGCTTTTGTGGGGACAACTACCGCAAGGTTAGAAGAGGGTAAAATAAGTCTAGAGGAATATGCCAAAAGAGTAAGTAAGCTATTTGTTGAAGGCGGGGAGTCATCAAAAGAGTTTCGGGATTCCCTAAAAAAAATACTAACGCTTACCGAGAAATCAAATAAGCTAAGAGAAGCGCAAAAACAGATTGAAGAAGGTTTAGGTTCTGCTGTATCAGAAACCAGAGCTGCCGAGATCGAAAAAGAAGCGGAGGCGCTAGAGAAGGCTTCACAGGCGTCATTGGAATTTTATAATGCAAATAGCTTGTCAGTTGATAACAAAGTCTTCTCTATTGAGGATTCGCTAAGATCGAATACTCAGGTACTACAAGATAATTTTAATGAAAATATAGCAATATTAAGAGCTTACAAAGCAAAGTATGTTGATGAGGTTCAGTATGCTAACAATCTAGAGCTTCAGCTAGAGCAGGAAAAAGCAGACGCGCTCCAACAAATAGCGCTTTCTTCGGCGGCTAGCGTTTTGGGTGGTTTCGCATCCTTCACAAAACAAATAGAAGGAATGGCAAAAGAGGGCAGCGCAGCACAGAAAGCTTTATTCCTTGTTAATCAAGGTATTGCCGCGGCAAGCGCAGTAATCAAAGGATTTCAGACGGCAGCCGCCACACGGTTAGCTTTTGCTGAGCTTGCCGCGGCAACGGCTAATCCGGCTCTAATTGGTGTTGGTGAGTCTATGGCTACAGCACAAGTCGGGATGGGGTTCGCAACCGCTGGAATGATTGCCGGACAAACACTGGCAAGCTTTGAGGGGGGCGGATACACCGGGCCAGGATCAAGGTCTGGCGGTATGGATGGGAAGGGCGGTATGCTGGCAATGCTCCACCCTAATGAGATTGTTACCGACCTAACCAAAGAGAGTTCAGGCGCCAATATTCAAGTGATTAACAATGTTAGCAATGCAAAGGTAAGACCTGAAGTTGACCGGGACGGAGTTGTTAGAATTATTATAGACGAGCTTGGCAATCAGTCCAGCCGATCAAGATCCGCGCTGCATCAAACATCCAACGTTACGCCAAAAGGCTCAAGATGAGCACATTAAGTTATTTTGACCCTTGGCTAATATCCTACAATCAGAGCGTTAGGAACCCGGTTAGGCGAACTGAAAATATAGGGAAAAAAACGCAGGGGAAAAACTCACATAGAGAAATTGTCACGGCTTCCGCCTCTCGCGTGCTTATTGGTGCGCAGGTGCCTTATTTCGAGTATTTTATTCGCGAGGTTGCTGATGGCGGCAAATTTACAGATTATTATGCTGACGGGTCCGGCGTACAGCAGGGCGAAATAAGGATAATTGGAGGCTATAGAATCAGCCCATCAAATGGTCATTTTGTAATTGATTGCGATATAGAGGTGTTTGCATGACCTTTCCTGCTGTTGATTTTACAATACAGGGCTACGGGTGGGAGTTTGACCCGGCTTATGTTCGCACTGAGTTTGCATCTGGGAACACTAGGCAGCGAAAGTTAATGCGTAAAAATAATGATGTTTTTTCATGCCGTCATGTGTTTACAGATGCTGAGGCCTTAACTATGGAGACCTACATAAACACAACCTTGGATAAGGGCTCGCTTACTGACACAATGCCTTACTACATATCTGAAGTTGAGTTTACTGGCACAGGCCAGATACTTGATGGCAGTTACAATATTCAAATGGTGAATAATGATCTATGGGAATTTACGTATAATATTGAAATAATTGATAGGGATCTAACCGGAGAGGGCAACGTCTACGCGGTAGTTAATGCCTATTCTGGATTTGACAACGCTTATAATATATTCGCATCCCTTGAAGATATGGTAAATAACAACACGCTATGACAGCACTAAATAGAGCATACGCAAGCAATGAAGAGACACCCCTGGTTACGCTTGAGTTTTTGCATTCAGGGTTGACCGGCGGCGCCTTGCGGCTTGTTCAAGGTTATTACGATATATCTGCAACACTTGAGGACGCAACCTCAGTCACTTTTAGCGCGTCTGGAATTGGCGTTTCTCTACCAGAAAAAGGCACAGATGGAAGGCAAGAGCTAAACATACAGATAGACAATGTTAGTAATTACGTATGGCAGCAAATATCTTCGGTGGTTACCGCTTCCAGAGCATCGCCAGAGCGGGTTATCTGTAAATATAGACCGTTTCTTGAGTCTGATTTGAGCGCCCCTGCTGGCGCGACTTACGTTCTAACTGTTACGCAGTCGTCAATAAATCGAACAACCGCAAATATAAGGGCCTCGTTTGCTCAAATACCAGACATGGCATACCCAAGGGCAAGATATTATCCAACAACTTATCCGGGACTTAAATATGTTTGATAAGTTCGACCTTTGGAAATATTCGGATAACTCTAATTGTTGGGATTTTGTGCGGGCATGGCTTATAGAAAAAGCAGGTGTTCCACCAGAGGCGGTACCAAAATACGGGATATTGCCGAGCGACAAGAAAGCAATGACGCAAGCATATAAAGACGTTAGAGGTCAGTTTGAGGAGTGCGGGCCAGAGCAGAACGCGGTGGCATGTCAATATAGCGGAAAGCTATTAATACATGTTGGTGTTGTTGATAACGGATATATAAGGCACACAGGAGAAACGAAAGGCACAACCAAAGAAAAAATACAGGACTTCGAGAAAATCAAGACGGTGTATTTTAAATATGCCTCAGCTTAATATTTACGATAAAACCGGATGCCTTCTGGAGTCGCATGATATATCTGGATCTCTTGCAGGGTGGCTTTCCGATAACGTAGACGGCTACAAAAAAACCACACGCCCCCCTTATTCTGCCACGCTTAACGGTTCTCCCTGGGCCTATATTGATCACAATAAAATACTAAAAGAGTCTGATGTTGTTGATTTAACAATCGAGCCTGGTGCCCCCTTTGCTATTTATGCCATTATCACCATCGCGTCAGCCGCTTACTCTTATTACATATCAAGCCATCTTGATGTTCCTGACTATCAATCAGCAACGCAAAATGGCAAATCAATATACTCAGCAAATGCGCGCGCGAACTCTGTAAATCCATCCGGGATAGTTAGATGGATTGCCGGGCAAATGCAGATATACCCGGATTTAATTTGTCCGGCTACGCGAAAATACGAAAATCACGATGAGTATTTATTTTTAATGCTTGGCGTTTGCAGCGGTTATATTTATCTAAAAGAAGAGCATTTCTATATTGCTGATACCCCTCTGGTTAATTACGAGGGAGATTATGAGCTGGCTATATTTGAACCTGGCGAGACCGTATCTGGCAGTGAGGCTCACGAAAACTGGTATCAAACCAAAGAGATTTCAGATTTACGCCTCACGACTAAGTCAACGCCAAAGCCTGGGGTTTGGACTGCGTCTTATTCGGGTGCCATAATCACAAGCTACCTTGATGGGATTTTGGAGGAGTTCCCGTTTACTGATGGGGAGAGTTTTGAGATAACAGCCGGATCAAATCAAGGTTATTATAGGGTTTCCTCTTTGGGGTCGCCGAACACAGCCGCCTCGGTTGTTGAGATAACCCGCCAAACATCAACAAATTCAAGGCTTGAGCAATCAGTAAGGCTTACAGGGTCGGCTTTATCGCAAGCTGTTAACGCAACAAGGGTTTTATTTGATACAGGAAGCGCACCAACGCTTACCGAGCCATCCCCAAACATAGAAGCTATCGTTTGGGATAGTATATCCGGGGGTATAAATTGGGAGGGTTGGTTCAGGCTTACGCCAGCAAACGAAACATCAAGATATGCCGAGATAGATATAATTTTCCCGCAAGGCTTAACCGAGCTTGATGGAAATAATGAAAACTCAAGCGCTACTGTTGAGATTGAAATTCAGTGGCGTGAAACCGGGTCAGCGACAATTAATACTGTTTCCAGCACAAGCTATACTGCTGCTACTTATGATCAAAGGGCATACACTATTAATGTGGATTATGGGTCCAGCATAAGTCCTGAAATGCGATTCAGGCGTGTTACCCCAGAGCCTAGTGATATTGGGTTTGCTGATATCGTTGAGATAAAGAGAGTAAAAAGCTTGTTAAGCTCACCAGCAAGCTACCCCATTACAACAGTAGCGCTTAAAATAAAAGGCACAAACGCACTTGCTAGAACATCTGAGAATAAAATAAATATTCGGGGGGCTACAAGAAAACTTCCAACACTGGCGGAAATGGAGGCAGGCTCTTACGACCTTAGCTCTTCAGCAACCGATGTAATAGATTATTACAATGTAATTGACCCTGGTCTTCTAGGGGTAAACCAGTATACGAACATAGGTGATATCCCGGAGTACTCAGCAAACCCTCAAAACGAACATGCTATTGATATTAGCTCCGACGGGCTGACGCTAGTCTCTCATCAGAATGGAGCGGGCAAGGTGTACACGCTTGGGGCTGCTTATTCTGTTAGTGGTGATAAAACATATCGAGGCTATATTGTTCGCGGCGGTCCGTATCCAGTAGCAGCAAGGTTTTCAACAACTGGTTATTTTTATGATGTTAAAAAGCTGCCTGACCCAAGCTCAGATTATTATATAAATTTATCAACGGTTACCATTCCCGGATCTGGTGAGATAAGTTCCGCTGTTGATTCCTCGGCCCTCCTTAATCTGCCAAGTATAACCGGTTTAGCTGTAAACGCAGCAGGAACCAAGCTTTGGGTTGGCCAATCCGGCGGTACGATATACGAGTACACACTGACCGCAAACGACTTATCAACTATGGTTACTCCGTCGCCTCTAGTGACGTTTGACGCAAGCTCTCAGCTTGGCGGTGATAATCTGGAGTCAATCTATCTAGCTGATAGTGAAACATATTTATACGTCCTTAGTGATACGGGGGATGTTTACCCTTACACGCTTGGAACACCAGGAGATATTACAACTGCGGTTTACGATGGCTCTTCATTTTCTTCCGGCCTTACAAATATAAAAGATATAGTCGTCACGACTGAAAAAATGTATATATCAACTTATGATACCGAGGGATTTATTCACGAGTACAGCTTGGCCGTGTTTTCCAACACGAGAACAACGAGAAGCATTGCGAGAGCAGCAGCATTCACCCTTTATGATGCCTTTGGCGCCGACATGGTGAACTGGACAGCCTTTGATGCGCTTGACACTCTTTGGGAGTCTCGCGGCGATTACCTTGACCTTGAGTTGTCAGATGAGACTACATTATGGGAGGCGGTAAAAATAATGCTAGCCCCCGGTTATGCTGAGCCAACAATAAAAGAAGGCGAAATTCTGCCTGTTAGGGTTTCTGCGGGATCTGATTACACGCACTTATACACGCCGGATGTAATGCTGGAAGGTCTTCAAGTTGACTCAGTTCATTATGACCCGCAAGAGCCAGACGGTATTGACGTTGAATATTTCAGTTTAGCCACATTTGAGAATGAGGTTGTTGAATGTCGCGCTTCCGGGGATACCGGATTGAGGCCAAAGAGAATACAGGCCATAGGAATAACGGATGAAACAAAGGCTTGGCGCTTCGGTATGCGCGAGAGAAACAGGCTTAAATATAAGCCAGCCGTTTACAGCTTCTCTACCGAAATGGATGCATTAAACTCTGAATATGGTGATGCCATTGGCGTAGCCTCTGAGCTTTTTACATCGCAATGCGGTGAGATAATAAGCTACTCGGCTCCAACTCTCGGGTTGGATTTTGTGCCTGAGTTTGGCAGCGGGACGCATTACGTGGCGGCAAGGGATCGAGACGGGGAAATGTCTGGACTTTATACGGTCACACAAGGAAGCCCAAATAACACACTAACAATCACAAGCTCTCCTTTGTTACAATTTACACCAGTAACGGACGGCTCTATGGATTCCTCTTTTATTGCTTTTGGTGATTCGGATTCATGGGGCAAAAGAGCTATAGTGAGACAAATACAGCCACAGTCAGATAACACGGTTTCTGTTACTGCTGAAGAATATGTTGCCGAGGTTTACGGCGATGACGATAATGCACCGAGCTAGAATATGACAATACCAACAGTTACAGAATTCGAAGAATGTAAAGAGGATCTTGACGATGCAGAATCCATTGTCAACGGATTTTCCACAGTCAATACACGGCTTGGCGGGTCAAAGCAGTCATTAAGCCAGCTTCTCTCTAGCGTTACTCACGGGGCTATCACTGCGTATTCAAGCAGTGCAACATATACGCTAATAAGTGAATGGGTTGTGCATAGCAACGTTGTTTACCGGCCAATCCCGTCAGCTCTGCCAATATCGCCAACAAGTCCGCTAACCGCCTCGCCAGATACTACAAAATGGGTTGTGGCGCAAACGTCATACGAGACGGTCCCTGAAAAATTTAGAAACGTTAGTCAGTTTTTGGCGTCAACACCAAACACAGAAAATGTTTATATAGAATCCTATTACCCGTACGGCTCTGATTCATCACCATACACGGCCCCAAAAGGTGGATTTTCGGCACACAAAACGTTAGGAAGTATATCAAGCCCGACCGTATCAAGCTCGCCGCTACCCACAGCAGGCACGGCAGGCACAGGCACGCAAGCCGGGTATTACTGGACAGCGGATGGGGCGGAGTGGCTTGTAATCGCGAATGGTAGCGTTAGCCCAGAGATGTTTGGCGCTGTTGCCGGGGCAGAC